TGGTTCTCCTGAAAACACCGCTCCTTCACGTTCGTAGTAGCGGCGAACCTTTTTGAAAAGTTTCGGATTCTTTACATCAAGGAAAATTTCGCCAGTAGAAGCAGCACGAAGTGTGCTGATGTCCTTTTTGAATTTTTCAGTCAGTGCCATTGTTGTGTTTGGTTAACCCTTATATTATAAGGTTTTATCTGTATGTAGTCAAGATGCCAGCAATTAAACTGGCAATCGGAATGATAGGATTCGAACCTACGGCCACTCGCTCCCAAAGCGAGTGCTCTACCAAACTGAGCTACATTCCGATGTGCAGGTTCCTGTCGCCGCTGCTCCTGAACCTGCAAGGGGAACACCGCAGTTGAATGTCTCAACAGAAGTAATTATACTACTTCTTGTGCCCCCTGTCAAATGGTTCCCAGTGCTCCCAACCATACTTGTGAACCAGATGCATACCGATAATGGGAACGAACACTAGTGCCATACACATTGGTCCTAGTGTCCAGGGATTGTTTAAAGTCCATGCAGCAAAGTGTGCGACTTTATGAATCATTTTACTTAGGTCGTCTTATTGGCCAGGTTAACTCCATACCAAAAACAAGCAACAAAATAAAAGCAAATACAAACATAAATGTGGTCATGCTGGATAATCCCAATTGGTTATTCGTTCTGTTTTATGTTGTGGTCCCCAGGAATCAGGCATATAGATATAAGGAGTAGTACGTATGGGGCAAGAATCCCCAGTGCAAAGTAAATCATTTACGATCCTCCAAGATTCTAGAACTTCTTCGGAATGAACGAAGTGTGACTGATCACCATTGATTGCTTCATAAAGTAATTTTTCATACCCGTCAACACCCAACCAATCTGGATATCTGTGGGTCAAAGTAGCAGTTTCAACATCATCATTAAAACCAGGTGCTTTCATATCAATACGAATATCGAAATGAGCATGTGGTTGTAATCTAATCACAATCCTATCATTATATTCATGACCAGAGAACAATTGTTGTGGTGGTGCTTTAAGTTTTACAACAACTTCAACACATCCATAAGGTAAGTTTTTACCTGTCATGATGCGAAAAGGAACACCCTCCCAACGCCAGTTATCGCAGTATAAAGTACCAGCAGCGAAGGTAGGAGTGTGACTCCGAGGATCAACGCCTTCTTCAGATTTGTAACCTTCGTATTGTCCAAGGATTATATCCTCCCCTAAACGAGTAGCAGCAAGAACTTTTGTTTTCTCACGTCTAATTTCCCGTGCATCCATACGACAGGGAGCTTCCATAGCAACTAATGCAAATACTTGCAGAATGTGATTCTGAAGCATGTCACGAACCGCACCAGCAGTTTCATAGTATTGCGAACGTCCCTCACAACCAAATGTTTCGGTTGCAAAGATTTGAACTTCATCTACATACTGGCGGTTCCAAAGTGGTTCCAAAAGAATATTACTAAACCGAGTAGCAAGTATGTTATTAACAGTATCTTTGCCAAGATAATGGTCAATGCGATATACTTGTTTTTCGCGTAGATGTCTCCCAACCACAGACTGTAAATGATCAGCAGATTTATAATCACGTCCAAAGGGTTTTTCGATAACCACCCTGGACCTTTCTGGGTCGTTGAGGAGTCCTGCTTCTTTGAGATTGATGATAGCATTCTCATAGCGTTCTGGTGGTACTGATAAGAAATACGTATTATCATGTAGATAATTTGGCAAATGTCCCAGAGTCTCTGGCATGTCCAAATCTGTGCAAATATAATCCAGATGATGAAGAAATTCTTCTGGATAATCACCTAATGATTCTTTCCACTGTTGTGGTGTTGGTTCTCTCCTAGCAGAACCAGTGATAACAAAATTAGGTGGGAGAAGATCTTTCTCCCATAGTTTGTATAGTGCAGGAATTAGTTTCTTTTTGCAGAGATCACCAGTGGCACCAAAGATAACAATTCCCTTAGTGAGCGGTTCCGTTTCCGTCATAGTCTTCCGAGTCGTAATACGAAGTTTCACCTTTAAATCGTCCAAATGCGATGGTGGCACATACAAAGGGTATTGCCGACCATAATAAGAATTGTCCAAGTGTCATCGATATTGACCTGGAGTGTAACCTGGTTTTTGTTTCATAAATTGTTCCAATAAATCTGAGTATTCTCTGAATCTTTTATCACCAGCGATGAAACATCTTTGTCTCATCCACACAGCATCGATTAATAGTTCTATCTGTTGATCCGTGAAGTTTGACATTTAGTCTCCCATGTTTCTAATTGCAAGTATATATCCCAATAATACACCACTCATCCAAGCAACGTAAAGATAAAGAACATATGAAATAAAGTTAAAAAACTCAACCAGTTCCATGTTCTTCGTCCTCCTCATATAGTGGGCATGGTTCCTCAAAAAGATGTTGCATTCTAAGTTGTTTGATGCGCTCTCGAAGTCCTTTATAGAACTCCCTCTTTTCGTCCTCTTTCATTTAGATCTTTCTTGAAAGTATTCTGGTAGTGGACATCCTTTAAAATCATTTAGCTCATCAACAAATAAAACAAACATGGTCACAAATCCAAGACAGAAAGCAAAAAGCATTTGGGGAAAATTGTAGTTCCCCATATGAGCAGTGGGATCAGGTTCATCATCATGTGGATGAATCATCTTTGCGATTTCTAATGATCGCTTCGATTTGTCTTCTGACTTGGTCTCTTGCTTCTTGTCTTTCGGAGTCTTTTCTGGAGTATCCATGTTTGTTATGGTAAATGAAATGACCTTGACAAAACATAGTTACCCCAAACAAAAATAGGAGAACTATGCCTATCCATTCTGTAATGTGATTTTGAGCCATGGGAAAATAGGATCGATTACTCCAATAAGTCGAAGCAAACCCTCAGCAAAAAGTGCAAGAACAACCCAGCCAACACACATTGAAATAATTGAAGCATTACGATTGTGTCGACGTATGGCAGCATCAATCATCTCCTGGCACTCTTCTTGAGTGACATAATGTTCTGGTTTCAGTTCAGTCATCCTGTGAGACATTCGGTAAGTTGTCCATAGGGTCGGGTAGTCCCCCCACTATAGCACATGCTCTTTTATAAAAGAAATTATCTGTATTTCCTGATGACTCGAAGGTCTCTTTGACTTTCACCCAATTGTCGTAGGTGTATTTGTCCATTTTTCTTTATGTTTGAAATACTTACTAGCTATGCTAGTCGGACATTCCAAACGTGCAACAATGTGTTCATGTCGTAACACACATTAAGTAAATATTAATATTGTCTACTTATCATCAAGTAGAAGGTGATGTAATAACACAATCCCAAGCAACTATATGAAATTCGCCGTAGGAATGTGTAGAACCTGGATTTACCACCTGAAGCGTGCAAGTTCCATCATTATTATCAACACCTTGTAAAGTTGGTCGTGGACTATCACCAGTTCCATAATTAGTTTCGGTATCAAACCCCCATTCACCAGAGTCTCTAACTCTTCCACTTAACATTCTAACTCCATGACCACCACCATCACTATCAAATCCATACGCTGATCTAAATGTGTATGTCGCTACAAAACCACCCAACCTTGATTGACCATGAGGTGATGCACCATTAATAGTTGCAAAATTATGAGTTGAAGAAGAAGTATACTTTCTTATAAATTTTATTGAATGTCCGACTTTACCTACAATAGTTCCATACAATCCCATAGAACCAGTTGCATTTACGTTAAGGAAATTTTGAGGAGTAAGACCACCAATGCTTGTCTTACCATCGGCAGTTATACGCATGGACTCATTCCAAGAAATAGCACCGTCAGCAGATCCACTATTTGCCCTTCTAAATAGTGTCTCTCCACTATATGGCAAGTGTATTTGCGTTGCTCTCATTCCAAGAATATACTTCCATCCTGCACCATATGATGCCTGCGTTCCTCTGCAGTTCATATTCAATTCAATTGATGGATATGTATTACCTTGATAAGCAGAGACACTAGAGTTTCCAATTTCTATTGCTCTATAAGAACCACTCCAATCCGTCTCAGGAGTTTTGTTTACTCCAAGATTACCATTAGAATCTATACGAAGTCTTTCCGACCCAGCAACATCCATTCTAATATAATCACCAGCACCATCACCTGCTTTTATCCAAAGTGGTCTTTCTGTTGATTCAAGATAAGAAACAGCATTTGCACTATCTTGCCATAACTTTGTTTGGTTTCCAGTATAACCAGTTGACTTTATGAACAAACCAATATTACCTCCACCAGAACCAGAATCAAGAGTAATTCCACCACCACCTGTAGTTTCTATTGCTGTAAAATTACTACCAATACCAATCGCCCCAGTAGAAGTTATGCGAAATCTTTCTGCATCTGAATTTTCGTTATCAACAAAACGAAAATCACCTTTGTAAGCAATTTCACCAATTCCTGCTGCCTTGTTGGAAAGCAGCAGACGAGTATCATTGCCAATGTTGTTTCTTAGCCGAAGAACTGTCTGATCGCTTGCACTTTCAACATCTAGTGTGGCACTTGGCGTTGGTCGATTTATACCAACATCACCAGCAGAAGTTATACGAAGTCTTTCTGACATCACACTACCATTATGAGTTAAGAATGCAATATCACCTGTGCGACTTGAGTGACTTTTATTAATAAAGTCAATTTGACTTACAACAAGACCATTCGAGTTGTATCCTCCTATGTTAGAGAAATTATTATCGGTGGAATC